TGCCGATCGACTATCACGTATACCTGTTCCCAAAGAATTTTTTAATCGTGTCTTCAATTTCGTTATCAAATCTGAACAGGTCACTATCTCTAGTGTCTATCAATTTGCATTATCGATTATTGCCCGTATTGACATTGCATCAACTACCGTCAATCATGCATGGCTCGCAAATGCTCGTGTGGTTAATGAAGCCACTTATAGCATCGTTTTTCTTGCATTGGCCACACGCCGACTCGATCGCGAATTTACGCTCGCCTCGTTTTCTCTTATTGATGCTCAACAGAACCAGTCTGAAACTCGTAGCATATTTGAGTTTGCATCTGATCGGCTTTATTCAATGTGGACCAACTTTACTTCATATTTCGGCTATAACCGCAAATATACCGAGCCTACCGATGATGCTCTTCGTGTCAAAAATATGCTGCCTTACTTTTATTCTGACTTGGAATTTGACATTAACCATCATTTGCATTACTGTATGTTTATGACTCCTGTCGATGATACCAAATTCGACTATAATGTCGATAATTTAACATCTTTCGTAGGAGATCATGAGAACATCCCTTCCCTTACGAAACAACTTTGCGCTCGCGTACATGAATCTCGTCCCGACAATGATTGTGACAGTATCGCATCGGATGACTCCCAGATACCACCCGGTAACTTCAGCACTTTCAATGCTACTACCGTTAACACCAATACTAAATGTAATAGCGTTGCTGATCCCGATGAATTTCCTGACTGGGATGAAGACATATCCCCTCAAGAAGAGGATTACCATCCGGTCGACTTGTCTGATGACCTTGATATCCCAGTAATTATTAATAATCAACCATTACCAACTCTACCGGCTCCGAAACATGATGTTTTACCAGTTATACATCATCTTAAACTCTTCAAGATGCAACAATTTGAACAGCAATGTCCCATTCAGCATTTTGATTTAGTGAAAGAAGATCTTGTTAGTATCCCGGACGCCCAGTACAAACGTTGTATTAATAATTTACCTAGTTACAATCTAAAAACACCGCGCACGCAAGCGAAACTTGATAATATATTACAATCGCTTAAGATCGAATTGCGCTATCCTTTACTCGACGTAGGCGCCGGTCCCGGTTTCTTTTCTAAATGCTATAAAGGCATCGCCGATGCTGTCGAACATTACAAAACACCCATTATCAAATCTCTTCGTTCTAATTACCGGACAATCATTAGTGTGGGTAAGAATTCGCAGCTCATCGAGGAAACTTTAAACGAATGTGGTGATTACGCCACTGTTTTAATCGACGCTGCTGGCCCAACTTTTCCCTATGTATTGCATAAGCGTTATGCCGAATTCACCGTCCAATGTTCAGCTCAGTTGGTCATTCATAAACTATTTACAACTGATAATAATGATGCTTTGATCAACTTCTATTGCAATGCATATCAATATGTTCGACCATTCAAACCTAACACATCTAAGGAGCTTTCAGCCGAATATTATCTTGTTTGTTCTGAACCTTCCGGTGCTTGCGCCGATGCTCGTTCCATTGTTAATGTTCTAAAAGAGGAATGGTTAATACATGCTAAACTGGCACACGCACTTCGTGAGGGCTGTGAC